CGCTGCGCGTCTGCATCCTCGTCCTCATTCTCGTCGTCTTCGTCCATTTCCGATTCGGCGTAGCTGCGGGCTGCCTCCTGTAGCGGGGCGGAAAGTGTGTCGAGATGGGCGCGGGCTTCATCGTCCGTCGCAAAATCGGAAAGCCCCGTGGCGCGCTGGAGAAAATGCCGGAGCCCGCGGACATACTTCGTGATTTTGGAACCGCCCCCGCGGTCGCCCCCGCGGTCGGCGTCTTTCTCGTTGCCCTCGTTCTCCGCAAACTCGCGGCACGTTTTCTGCATGTCGGGATGGAGTCGGCTGAAATGGTTCGCCGCTTCTTCGTCGTCGGCCAGAGGGTCGAGGCCACAATTCTTGACGAGAAACTCCCGCGCGGCCGGTGTGGCCTTGAACGTTGTGCCGGACCCATTCACGGCAAACGTGCGCCCGGCGCTCCTCGTCACCCAATCGCCCCGCGGGTCCATTGCCGCCCGGCTGCCCTGGCCGTTGCCGGCGCCGGCCTGGTCGTCGGCCTCTTCTTCGTCGTCGGGCTGCGGGCGGTGCTGCCGCAAGAAGTCGAGGTCCTCCGGCGTGCATAGCCCGTAAAGTGGGCGGCTCGCGTGAATGACGAGGGCGCGCCGGACGGGCTCGGCTGTCAACAGGGCCCCCGCGCATACTGCGGAATGGTTGATCGTTCTCACTTCAATTCTCCTGTTCGATGATGGTTTGCCGCGCCCGCATCGGGCCGGCGGGGTTATGTTTCCAGGTCGGCGGGCACCATGCCCGGCATCTCGCCGTTGTCGATCTCCCACGGCATGGGCCTCGGCCAGCCGTCGCCGGCCGGCTGGGCGCCGTCGAGGTCCCCCGCGGCCAGCAACGCCACCAGGCGGCGGACAAGGCGATGGTAGGCCGATCTGTCGATGGGCTCGGCCTGGGCCACCTGGGCGGCCACGGTGGGCCAGAATGTCGCCCACGGCTCGCCGGCGGCATGGGCCCGGATCGCTTCGCGTTCAAGGTGTTTGGCGGTGCTCATGGCCTCTTTCGTCCGTGGAAGGGTTGGAAGGGTTGGACCCCATTTTCCATAAACTTCCAGCTTTGTTTCTCGTGGGGGGGAGTTTATGGAAAATGGCTTCCATTGGTTCCGGTGGTTCCATTACAGGTCCGTCTCTAACCCGACGCCCTTGTACCAAGTGCCGTTGCTGGTGAATCGCTGGAAACCCCTCTCGGTGAGAGCCTGGCCGAAGTCCAGTTGCCTGATATGCTTGTCGCCGGACCATTCCCGGTAGGCGGCCAGCAAGTCGCTGGCCTTGGCCCGCGCGCTGCCGTCGATGATGCACGATTCTTCGAGGAACCGGCTTAGGGTGTCCTGCTCAATCTGGTAATCGCTGGTCGCTGCCGCTACCTCTTCCGGCGCCCCCAGGCCGTCCCGCTGCCAGTCGAGGCACCCGCGCACACACCATGCCAAGATGCCCGGCAATTCCTCCCGTAGTTTGGCCTGTAGGCTGCGGTCCCGCTCGGCCGGCGGGATGATTACATTGAACGGGACGAGCTTTACGCGCCTCCAGATGGCATGATCGGTGCCGGTGATGGTCGGTTTGTGGTTGACGGCCAGAATGAGCTTGTGAGTAGGGCGAAACTCAAAGTTGTCCTGGTACATTTTCCGGGCCCGCTGGCGGTCCCCGCCGGTGAGGTCCTTGACGAGCGATTCCGCCAGCCGGCGGCGCTCTTCCGTTTCGATACACACCACCAGCCGTTTGCCGAACAGGTCCGCGCGGTCGGTCGAATGTCCCTCCTGCTTCTTTGCCATGAGCAAGTCGCGCACGCCCTTCATGGCGTAGTCGGTGCCCAACATCTCCATAAGGATGCCCAACAGCGTGCTTTTGCCGTTTGCCCCCACGCCGTAGAAGATGGCCAACAACTGCTCCAATACGTCGCCGGTGAGACAGTAACCGAACAGGCGTTGTAGAAAGGTAATGAGCGATTGGCGGCGGTAGAAAATGCGCTGCAGACAGGCCAGCCACAAGGAACACTCCGCGGCGGGCTCGTATGGCGTAGGGCAGAGCTTGGTAATCAGGTCTTCGCGCCGGTGGGTGTGTAGCTCGTTCGTCCGAAGGTTAAGGGTTCCGTTCGGACAATTCAGCAGATAGTCGTCCTGGTCGAGGGCATCCGGCAGGATGGGGATTCCCGGCTCACTGCGGGCAAGCTGTACCATCGCGGCGCGCTTCGCTGCGGATTCACTCTGGCGGGCAAACTTTGCAAGAGCCCCGCGCCGATCGCTGTCCGGCTCGTCTGCCGCCTCCTGATAGATGGCCCGGGCGGTCTGCTTGGCCTTTTGCTCGATGGCGGCGGCCGCGTCGGGGCTCCATCGGGTATCATCCCACGCCAGCCACTTTTGCCACGGATAGCAGTATCGCACGTCGGCGCCGTGCTGCTTGGCGAACCGCTCCGCAAGGCCGGTGTCGGTCAAGGTGAATTGTTCGCCGGTCGGTGTCGCTGCTGAACTCGGCGCTGGGGCCGGCGGTGGCGTCCACTCCGGCGCCGTGCTCACCATGTGGAGCAGTTCCTCCGCCGTGTGTCCCTGGTCCAGGTAGTCGGAAACGTCGCCCTTCTCAGGCAGTCCCGGCAGTTCCACCACCTTGATCGACGCGGCCTTGCCGACGAGCGAGCGCGCCACGTCTAGCGCGTGCTTGCGACCGGGGTCGTCATTGTCGGGAAGGATCACCACCCGGCGGCCGCGCAGGTCTTGGGCATACTCGGCGCGCCACTTGCCGGCGCCCATTGCGTTCGTCGTGCCCACCAGCTCCAGCTTGGCCAGCCGATCACAGTCTTTTTCGCCTTCCGATATGAAGACTACGGCCGATGGATCGGCGGCCAGCAACTCCGGCAGGCGATAGAGAACAAGGCGCACGCCCTCAAGGTTCCACTGCCAGCCCTCTTTTCCATCCGGCTTCGGTTGCCGCTGCCGGAAGTCCTTGGGGTCATATCGCACGGATTGGAAAAGCAGGGTCCCCAATTCATTGCAGTAATTGTAGTGGGCCACGATCCTGCGCATGGGCTTGTGACCGTTGCCGTTGACGGAGAACAGGTCCCGCATGGTCAAGCCGATGGCCTTGACGATGGCCTCGGGCTTGCACCCGGCATGACAATGGAGCAGGGCGCGGCCGTCTTCGCCTTCGCTGATACTGAGGCTGGCTTGAACATCGTCGTGCGCTCGGCAACGCGCCTGCCAGCCCGATGGTGTCTGCCGGGCATCGTCGAAACGCGAGACTACCAATTCAACTGGGGTCACGCTCGGCCCTCCTTGATCTGGCGGACGGCCTCGGCCACGGTCCGGCCCTCGCCTACAAGCAGCCGGCCGGCGGCACGGTCGTAGAGCTGTACCCGATGCCGGCCGTCCTCAAGCCGTTGGTACTGGGCGGCCTGCCCTAATGCTTCGCGGACGATGGCGGCGGAGCTGATCGCGGTGGTGGTGGTGCTGGCGGTGCTCATGCGGCATCCTCCGTAGCACCGACCAATTCCAAGCCGCCGCCGTCAATCTCTTTCTGCCGTTTTTCAATGCTCTTGGTGACAGACTGTAGCGCGAGGAGGGTCAAGCCGAATGATGTATCCGGGCGCGATCGCCAAAAGCTCATGATCGTTTGCTCGATTTCCCGTTGTAGTTGCCAGCATACTTTTTCAGGCGGCTCTAACTCCTCTATCGCATCGTCTTGTTGGGCAGGCTTTGGTGTTGGCACCTGTGGCGCTTCATGCGTTGTGCGAATTACTTCTGCCCGTGCTGCCGCCCGCCGCGCGTTCTGACAATTCTCTTTCTCCCAAACCTTGATTACCTCGGCCGGATGATCGGACTTGGCGACGATCTGCGTATCGTTGGCCACGTTGACGATGGCCTGCCGCATACTCAAAAGCGCAACGCGCGGCGCTTTTGCTTTGAGTCTCGGGTACTCGCGCGACAACCGCATGTATGCCTGTGCGGTTCTCTTGGAACCCTGGAACTCACGTTTCAGCCACGGTAGCCAAGTACCATGCGTGCAGAGGGTCTTAGCCTGTAAGAGCAGGTGGCCGGCCTCCAAGGCGTGTTTTAGGCCGCTGTTCAAGGCGGCCTCCGCGAGGCAATGCGCGTGATTGATTCGCTGGGCGAGGTCGGCCAGCCTGGCATCCCCACTGGTGGTCAATGGCAAGGCGACGGTGTTGGTGGCCTGTGCATCCTGTTCAAGTAGTGCTGTGCTCATTCCATCCATCCTTTTTTTCGGTCTGGTCCTGGTCCCCGGCGCCCTCTGCCTCGGATCGCTCGGCAATCGCCAACAACAGCCCGGCCACCAGCCGGGCGGCGTCGTCGGGAATCCGGCCGGTGGGAAGCCGGCTTTCCGCAAAAGACGATTCAATAACCCGGGCGGGGGCTATCATCGGGTGCCCCCCTGCTCGTTTGCCGCCTGCTCCAATTCTTGCCGGGCATTTCGCGCCACTTCGGCCGCGTGTAGGGCTTCATCGACGGCGGCGAGGTATCGACGTAGGGCCACCCGGGCGCGCTGATCGGCTGCGGGCGTCCGCCCTCGGGCCGGGCCGGCAAGATCGGGGTTGGCATGTTTTTCTTGCGACATGCCAACATCATACGAAACCGAAGGCGCCGGTCTTTTGCGCGCACGAAAAGCCCCCGGAAAAGACAGGGTTTTCGGGGGCAAGAGGGGAAGTAGTGGGGAAGTGCTAGGCGGGCGGGCGCTTGAACATGGCGAGGGCCTCGGCTTCCAGTTGTTGCGTCAACTGGGCCGCTTTCAGGCGGGCTTCCATGCGAGCCCTTCGGCGCGAGTCGCCCATAATGGCGGTGTCGGTGCTGATGGCGCGAACCATTCCGAGAACATCAATCATTCTGCGGCGTTGGTTCTCTGTACCCCCCCTCGTCAGTGGTCGCATCTGCTTGACTTCGGCGTGTCGCTCAAGGAAACAGTCCAGTTGTTTTTGCGTCTTGAACCCGAACACGTCCCGGACTTCCTTGGCGGGTCGGAAGGTGGGTTGCGGCACCGTAGGCCGTGATAGACCGGGCAGGAATCGGGCAAGCCGGGTTCCATCATCATCGGCCACCTTCAAGAGCAGTCGCCGCAACAGCGGTTCCGATCTGCGGATAATGGCCCGCTCGTGCCGTTCAAGGTGGGAAATGTCCCTGCCGAGACAGACCGGCCAGCAACGTGATACCTTGGCCGGGTTGACCGTAAAGCAATCGCCACAATCCGGCCCATAAATGCGGCGCGCGATCTCTGCCGAAACGAATAGCGGGGTCGAGGGGATTCTAAACCCTTCCGCCACCCGCGCCAGCAGTTCCACAGCGGTCTTGTGGAGGGTGTCAAGGCGGCTCTTGGCGACGATTGCCGCTCCGCTCACCCGGACTTGCCCCGCGCCTCCGTCCTGGAGAGAGCGCTCGGCAATGCTGATTATGCTGACGCCCCGCGGATACTCGCGCCACAAGTGGGCGGCTAGGTCGATGTCGTCTTTCGTCTGGGGGCGGGTGATGCGCGGCTCCCATTCGGCCAGCGTATCGAGAAGCTGCTGCAGCGCGGCGGCGTGCGGTGGTGCGGTGGGCGGCTGCTTGGCCTGGCGCGGCCGTTGCCGTTTGTGAGAAGTCTTTGCACTGGGCATGATCCATCCTTTCGCGCCAGCCCGGCCGCTGGGCGCCGTCGTGGGGATGGTGGACCACGGGACGCCCGGCGGCCGCAAGGCCCCTGCCGTTGCAACAGCGGGGCCAGCCGGCTATTTGTGTTATACCGTCTTCGCGTTCTCCGTCAACTTGATCGGCTCCCACCCTTTTTGTCGGATCGGCCGCGCCAGTCCTTGCCGCTGGGCATCGGCCAGAATGAACCATATCCGGCGGTCGCTCACTCCCAACTGCTGGCCGATGATCCTTGCCGGAATCGGCCGGCGCTCGGCCTGGTGCAACACCCCCAGCAATTCCAGGGTTTTTTCCCGGGTGCTCTGGCCCAACACGTCCCGGCGCGTGAAGTGGACAACATTTTGCAGGTTGCGCCATGCTGTGGGAGAACCGCATTTCCTACATCGTGGGCAGCGGCCACTCCTACCAGGCGGTGCCGCGGCGGACCGGCTCCGCGGCGGAACCCTTGCTCGGCCAGGTGCAGGCGGTGTTGGACGACTTCGTCCAGATCAACAAGTGGCACCAGCGCCAGCAGGAGATCGTGCGGCGGAAAGACCGCGACGGCGAGTGTTTCCTGCGGCTGTTCATCGCCGCGGACGGCACCGCGCGGGTGCGGTTCGTCGAGCCGGGCCAGGTCGCCACCCCGCCGCAGGCCGCCGCCGATCCGGCCGCCGCCATGGGCATCCAAACCGAGCCCGACGACGTGGAGACCGTGCTGGGCTACTGGATCGACGGCCAGTGGGTCGACGCCCAGAGCATCCAGCACCGCAAGGCCAACGTCGATGCGAACGTGCGGCGCGGGCTGCCGCTCTTCTACCCGGTGCGGAAGAATCTCCGCCGGGCCGAGAAACTGCTGCGGAACATGAGCGCGATGGCGCAGATCCAATCGGCGATCGCGCTGATTCGCAAACACCAGTCGGCAGCCGGCGCGGCGCTGGAGCAGTTCGTCCGCAACGGGGCCGACCGCGAGATTCCGCCACCCGCAAGCGGGTACCCGGGCGGCGCCAGCTCCTTCCGCCGCTACGCGCCCGGCACGATCCTCGACGTCACGGCGGGCACGGACTACGAGTTCCCGGCCGCGGCGATCGACGCCGCCCGCTACGTCGGCGTGTTGCAGGCCGAGCTGCGGGCGATCGCCAGCCGGCTGGTGATGCCCGAGTTCATGCTCAGCAGCGACGCCAGCAACGCCAACTACAGCTCGACGATGGTCGCCGAGGGCCCGGCCGTGAAGATGTTCGATCGCCTGCAGAGCGACATGATGCAGGACGACGTGGAGCTGCTCTGGCGGGTGGTGACGGCCGCGGTCCGCGCGGGGCGTTTGCCTGCGGAGACGCTCTCCGCCGTGGACCTCCGCGCCACGGCGCCGACGCTGGCCGTGCGCGACCGGCTCCGCGACGCCCAGGCCGACCAGATCCTCGTCCGCGCCGGGGCCATGTCGGTCCAGACCATGGCCATGCGGCACGGGTTGGACCCGACCCGGGAGCACGCCGATCGCGCGGCGGCTGTGGCCGCCGAAATCCCCGGCGGACCGTTGGCCGCCGACGCAAATCCGCGCGTGGCGGGAAATTGACTCTTGAAATCGGGCCAGCCAAGGTGCTACGTTGAAAACCATGCTGACATGCGACGCACTTCCGGCGAATGCGAAGAAGACGGCCCAAGTGCAGGCGGCCCTGGCCGAGATCCTGGCCGAGGCCACGCGGCGCGGCTTCTTCGGCACGGCCGGCGTCGAACTCTCGGTCCAGGACGGAACCATCCAACACATCCGCCGCAGAGTCGACCGCATGGAGAAATGATCCTCGTGCCGCTGAAGAGCAGCCGGCCGCAGGCAAGATAGATCACACGGTATCCCAGGGAGCTTGCCGCGCGGCGGCAGGTATCTCGAAGAGCCCACTCGGAACCGCTTCGGTTCCCGGTGGGCTTTTTTTGTCAGAAAGGAAAGCACATGACGGAAATCCTGCAAGAGTTCTGCGATTGGCGCGGGTTGTCGATGCGGGTGGACCGGACGGCGGGCGTGATCCGGGGGGTGAAGATCCTCGGGTCGGAGTCCCGCAACGGCCGGACCTACCTGCCCGAGGCCCTGGCGCAGGCCGCCCCGCTCTACGAGAACGCCAAGGTCAACGTGAACCACGCCAAGACGGGGCCCGGCGCGGGGCGCGATTACCAGGATCGCATCGGCGTGATTCGCAACGTGGCGCCGCAGGCCGGCGGCCTGCTGGCCGATTTCCACTTCAATCCGAAACACGTCCTGGCGGAGCAGCTCCTCTGGGACGCCGAGCACGCGCCGGAGAACGTCGGGTTCTCGCACAACGTCGAGGCCCAGACCGTTCGCCGCAACGACCGCGTGGTGGTCGAGGCGATTCTGCGGGTCCAGAGCGTGGACCTGGTGGCCGATCCGGCGACGACGCGGGGGCTGTTCGAGTCGCGGAGCGGATCGGCGGAGCCCGCCGCGGCCGGCGCGGCAGCCGCCACAGGCGAGTCGCCCGCGCCGGCCGCCGCCGCCGGGGTACCCGCCGGCGGGTCATTGCTGGAGGCCCTCCGCCGCCAGCACGCGGCCGAGGTCGCGCGGCTGGAGGCCGAGATCGAGCGCCTGACGCTCTTGGAGACGGCCCACCAGAAACAGCAGACCGTGCGGCGGCTGCTCTGCGAGTTCCGCCTGCCGGAGCCGGACGCGGCCGATCCACTGGCGCGGGCCGTCACCAGCCGCCGCTTCGTCGAGGCCCTGCTGGGCGCCCCCGATGAGGCGACCATGCGGACAATGGTCGAGGAGCGTTCCGCGCTGCTCCGGGCGCTGGGGGCCGAGGGGCTCTCACCCGCAAGCGGCAGGCCCGTCTCGCGCGACCAGCATCGCGTCGACGGCCCGGCCCGGCTCGATGCCAAGGCCTTCCTCGCGGCCATTACCTGAACGCAGTGCGAAGCCGCAAGCGGCTTTTCCCCAATCCCTAATCCCCAATCCCTTGGTAAGGAAGAACCCATGAGCGACAGAATGCGTTGGCGCTACGGCGACACCAACCCGGTCGTGGCCGCCGTGCAGGCAGCCACCGTCATCGAGATCGGCGACCTCGTCTGGCAGGACACGGACAACGCGAAGCCGGCCGCGGCGCTGGCAAACTGCGGCGGCAAGGCCGCCAACCAGCAGGCCTTCGTCCGCGAGTTCCTCGGCGTGGCCATGCAGCGGAGCCGCATGGGCGACGCCGCCCCGGTCCGCGTGGCCACCACCGGCGTGTTCGAGATGGACTGCACCGGCAGCACGTTCGAGCTGGGCGACCTCATCGGTCCCGACACGGACGCCGCCGGCGACGCCCTGTTGAACCAGCAGGTGGCCAAGGTGGGCTCGGTGCTGCAGGCGATCGGGCGTGCGGCCCGCCGCGCCGCCAGCACCACTGCCAGCGTGCTGGTGGACATCCGCTCGACCATCATGACCGGCGGAGTGCACGGCGGCAGTTCCAGCGGCATGTGAGAGTGCAGCATGTGGTCAGTGGTCCGTTGTCCGTGGTAGTCCGCCACAACTGGCAACGGACAACGGACCACTTACGCCTAACCCCAAATCCGAAACAACCGTTCAAGGAGAATCAAACCGTGCGCGCGATCAAGTACCGTGAATTGAAGCGGATGTACGAGTTGTGCGGGCCGGAGCGCTCCGCCGAGCACCTCCGCGAGGCGCTGGCCGGAGGTCAGCTTCGCGCCGAGGACTTCAGCCTCCGCGAGCTGGCCGAGGCGACCGTCGGCCCCGAATGGCTCAAGCAGATCGATCCCCGCAGCGGCGGCGTCCGCCTGCTGGAAGCCGGCGAAGCGGTCGACGTGACTGCGTTCGCGAACATCACCGGCCAGATCATCTACTCGAAGATCCTCGAAGCTTACACGCAAGAGGGCTTCGTGCTCTCGCGGCTGGTCGAGACCGTGCCCACGCGCTTCGACGGCGAGAAGATTCCCGGCATCGGCCGGATCGCCGACCACGTGGCGGAAGTCCGGCCGGGGATGCCGTACCCCAGTGCCGGCTTCGGCGAAGACTACATCGAGACGCCCTCGACCACCAAGCGGGGTTTCATCGTCCCCGTGACCCGCGAAGCCATCTTCTTCGATCGTACGCACCTCGTGCTGCAACGGGCCGCCGAAGTGGGCGAGGTGCTGGGCTTGAATAAGGAGAAGCGGCTGCTGGACCTGGTGATCGGCGCCACGAACAACTACAAGTGGAAAGGCACGTCCTACAACACCTATTACGGCCCCAGCGACGGCGGCCCGTGGGTCAACCTCCTGCAGCAGGAGCTGATCGACTGGACCAGCCTCGATGCGGCCGAGCAGGTGTTCGCCGACATCCTCGACCCCAACACGGGCGAGCCGGTGTTGATCGAGGCCAACACGTTGCTGGTCACGCCGGCCTACCGCCACGCGGCGGCGCGGATCCTCGGCGCCGCGGACCTCATCTACGGCGCGATGACCGACCAGGTCCGCACCACCTATCCCAACCCCTACAACCGCACGTACCGCTTCTACGAGAGCCGCTTGATGTACCGGCGGATCATGGCGTCCGGCCAGGCCGCGGCCGAGGCCAAGAAGTGGTGGTTCCTGGGCGATTTCCGCCGGGCCTTCGCCTACATGGAGAACTGGCCGATCACGGTCACCCAGTCCCCGGCCAACAGCGAAGCCGAATTCAACCAGGACATTTTGATCCGTTTCAAGGCGAGCGAGCGCGGGGCGGCGGCCGTCATCGATCCGCGCTACGTTGTCCGCAGCACTCCCTGAGGCGAGACCATGTCCCAGCAAATCCTCTACGTCGCCATCGGCCCGCAGTATCTGGCAATGGCCCTCCGCGCGGCCGCCGGCGCGCAGGCCGCGGGTTTTGCGGGCTCCGTCATGATCGTGACCGACCAGCCCAATCCGGGGGCTAACGCCGCCGGCTCATTGCCCAACACCACGTTTGCCGCGGTGGCCACGCCGGCGGCCCCGCCCTTCGGCGCGCTGGACTACAAGACCCGTTTTTTGGACTTCGCTACGGCCGACCAGGTGTTGTTTCTGGACGCCGATATCCTGGTTAAGGCCGACGTGACGCCGATCTTCCTGGCGACGGGGATCGCGATGGTGCCGGAGATTTACCCCTCGCCGGCGGCCAGTGGTTTTGCCGGCGATGCGGATTTCCCCATCACGCAGCAGGCCGGCCTGGACCAGGTGCCCTTCTGGAATACGGGCGTATTGGCGCTGGGCAACGACGCCACCGGCAAAGCCCTCATGGCGGCTTGGCACGCGGAGTGGCAGAAGTTCTCCGGCTGGGATGAACTCTCCATGCTGCGGGCCCTGAAATCGCAGGGCGTGACCCCGGTGGCGCTCGATCCGAAATGGAACGATCTCAGCCTGCCGCCGAAAACGGGCTCGATCCAGCACTGGTTCGGCGGGCAGAAGCTGTTGCCGGAATTCCAGGCCGGCCTCTGAGGCAAAATCCCAAGCATCCAGCAGCAACGACCCGGAATACCGGGTGCCCCGAAACAAAGCAAAAGGACCAAAACACCAAGCCCCAAACCCACACGTTTCGAGCATTGCTGTTTTTGCCGCTTGGAACTGGTTTGGGATTTGCGGCTTGAGATTTGGAGCTTTCTATGGCTAGTTGGACCTGGCAAGGCAACCAATCCGGTCACGTCGGCGACATCGGCTACGCGGCCAATTACAGTCCCAGCGGTACGCCCGCCTCCGGCGATAGCGTGGTGGACGTCTACGGTTCCGCGAACCCGGTCACCGGCACCAGCGCCGCCAACTGGAGCCTGAGCAACTGCGGCATCACCGGCGGCACGTTCAACGGCTCGGTCGCCCTCAACAATCATTACGTCGGCGGCGGCACGTTCAACGGGGCCCTGAGTTTTTCGGGGTCTGGCTGCTATCTCTACAACAGCGCCGTCCTGACGAACTGCCCGTCGCTGACAATCGGCGGCATGACCTTCCAGGCCAGTGCCGCGGGCTTCGGGCTGACCGCCGGCATGTTGCTCTACGGCAACACGATCGGCGGCGTCGCCGGCAACCTGACGCTGCCCAACACCGACGGGCACACGCCCAACGCCGGGCTGGTCAGCAACACGGCACACTTCGGCGCGAGCAACGGCACGGCCGGGACGCTGGTCTTGCCCGCAGCCGGCACCGTGCTCTCCGGCACGACCTACGGCGTGGGCGGCAACGGCTCGACCGGCACGCTTACCGAGGCCCCCGTGGCCGACGTGCTCTCCGGCACGCAGTACGGCGCCGGCGGCACGGCCCACGCGGGTACGTTGGTTTCCCCGGCGGCGAGCACCGTGCTCTCCGGCACGACCTACGGCGTGGGCGGCAACGGCTCGACCGGCACGGTCACCGAGGCCCCCGTGGCCGACGTGCTCTCCGGCACGCAGTACGGCGCCGGCGGCACGGCCCACGCGGGTACGTTGGTTTCCCCGGCGGCGAGCACCGTGCTCTCCGGCACGACCTACGGC